GTCATGGTACATTGTGAAATGAAATATACTTCTTCATCTAGTAATATAGGTCAATGGGGTGGATTACCTTTTAGTACATCAAATGAGGAATCTGGTAATCTAAGTCAAACTGGTCTTATAACACATGACAGAAATACCACAACATATCACAATGTTTATATAGCAAATGATACTAAATGGTACATTAGAGCGATGGGAACTATGAGTGGTGGGTTACAAACACCAAGTGATTTTAGTGGTCAAATAATGGCATTCAATCACACTTATATATCAACATAGGAGAATAAATTATGGCAACAATAGTTAATACATATGTAGATCCAAATGATGAATACAAAAGAATATCAGTTATAACTGATACTGATGGTAAAAGACATAGAAAAATGTTGTCTCCTGGAGATGATGTTTCAAGTGAGCCAGATGTAGTAAAAAACTTAGCAAATTCAATTTGGACAGACGCAATAAAAACAGCGTATTCAAATAAACAAGCAGCTGATTTAACAAAATATGGAGGTTAAATGGGTCTGCAAATAGATAATGAAATTGTTGATGAAAAAAAAATTAGTAGAGAAGTTACTGTTGCTATTGAAAACATTAAACAGTTAGAAGAACAACGAGATGTTATGATGGTGAATTTAGAGAGAAACAGAATACTACTAGAGCATTATAAAAAAATTGTAAAAGAGCGTTAGGGAACTCATAAAACCATCTCTTTTCTTAATTTATAAATAGTATTACAATAAGATAGGAATGACTAATGGCAATAATACAGAATATTACTATCGACCAAGATTGTGATTATACTGAAACATTAACAGTAAAAGATTCAACAGGAACAGTAGTCGATTTAACAAACGAAACGATAACTGCCACAATGAGGAAAACACACCTCGCTACTTCATCAACATCTTTTACTACAGCAAAGGTAAGTGCAACTGATGGTACTTGTTCTATAGCACTAACAGATGCTGTAACAGGTGCTCTTTCAGAGGGTCGATATGTATGGGACTTAACTACAACAGATTCATCTGGTTTAATTACTAGAAGAATAGAAGGACGAGCAACGGTAACACCAAGTGTAAGTAGATAACTTATGGCAATAAACTCAACCCAAAAATATGTTGATAACGAGAAATCAAAAAGTTTTTTAACAAATATTTTAAATCAAACACCAGTAGGAGTGGTTGAAGAAGTAGATATTGATATAGATGTTGAGAAAAAGATTTCAGAGTTACAAGAAGCAAAATTAAATGGTAAGAGTATTAATGCTGGTAAAGAATTAAAAGAATGGGAACTTGGTAAACAATTTGCAAATCTTTTAGATAATGTCGGTAAAGAAAAAGAAGTTGTTGAAAAAAATATTGTAGAAGAAGAAAAAAAGATACAAGGTCTAGAGAGTTTACTTGCAGATTTAACAGCTGCAAAAGATAAAAAGAAAACTAAAAAATTATTAAAAGAGCCAAAAGAAGTAAAACCAGTTCACGAAGAAGTTAAACAGGTCATACTTAAACAACCTGAAAAATTAGACTTAACTAAAACTAAAGATTATGTAGCAGAAAAATATGTCAAGCCTTTAGAAAAAGAAGAAGTCGTTTTAGATGAAGAAGCAAGAAAAGTTGTTGCTGATAAGTATAGTGAATTAGGTCATGCTACTTTACAATCATTCTTATCACCAAAACAAATAGAATCAGATCCTGATATTATTAACAAAGTTGAGTCTCATATTGCTGAGATGAAAATTGCTAATGAGTTAGAAAAAGATAAAGTAACTAGTCTAAGGTCTATTGATACTTTAGAAAAACTTACAAGAGAGTTTTTAAACTTTAAAAATATTACATCTATGCAAATGTCAACTATCGGTGGCGGTGGTGGCGTTCAGTTATTAGATATGGATGATGTGAATGTATCTTCAAAAGCAGATGGATATGTTTTAAAATATAATGCGTCAACTGAAAGAATGGACTTTGTAACTCCTTCAACGTTAAGTAGTAGCATAGTTTTAGCAGATGGTGGTAATATTGGTAGCACAACTACTACCGATGCTCTGACGATTGCGTCTGATGGTGATGTTACAATCAAAGGCGATTTAACTGTTCAAGGAACGACAACTACAATTGACTCAACTACGATTGAAATACAAAACTCATTTAAGTTTGAAGGCTCAACTGCTGACGCTTTTGAAACTAACTTAACAACAATTGATCCTACAGCAGATAGAACAATATCTTTGCCAAATGCAACTGGTACAATCGTGTTGCAGGATACAACTGATACACTTACAAATAAAACAGTTGATTTAGACGCAAACACAATAACTGGTACAACTGCTGAATTTAATACAGCACTACAAGATGGCTCATTTGCTACATTAGCAGGTTCAGAAACATTAACAAATAAAAGTATTGATAGTGATAACAACACAATTACAAATATTGTAAATGCTGATATTAAGGCAGCAGCTGAAATTGCATTTAGTAAAATGGAAGACCTAACTGTGTCAAGAGCATTAGTTTCTGATAGTAATGGTGATGTATCTGTAAGTGCTGTTACATCAACCGAAATAGGATATCTAGACGGAGTAACGAGTTCTATACAAACACAAATTGACGCTAATACTGCTCTTGCAAATACAAAGGCAACTAATGCTTTTGCCATTGCTCAGGCAGTCGCATTAGGATAGTTATAAATAGTTAAAAAGGAAGAATAAAATATGGCAGTCCCAAGTACAAAAGCAACATTAAAAGAATACTGTTTAAGAGCATTAGGTAAGCCTGTAATAGATATAAATGTTGATGACGACCAAGTAGATGATAGAATAGACGAGGCAGTTCAATATTTTGCTCAATATCATGTTGATGGTGTTGAAAGAATGTACTTAAAATATCTAGTAACAGAAGCTGATATTACAAGAATGACCACAGATAGTACTGAATCAGTAACAGCTAATTCAGTTACGACTTCATGGAAAGAAGGAGCAAATTTTCTAGTAGTTCCGTCATCGGTTATTTCTGTTGTTAATGTATTTCCTTTATCTGATAGAGCAAACTTAAATATGTTTGATGTTAGATATCAATTAAGATTAAATGACTTATATGATTTTTCATCTACAAGTATTGTACATTATGAAATGACAATGAGACATTTAGATTTTCTTGACCACATATTAGTGGGAGAAAAACCAATGAGATTTAATCATCTTTCAAATAGATTGTTCATTGATATGGATTGGGGAACAGATATAACAGCAGGTGAATACTTAATTATAGAAGTTTTTAGAAAATTAGATCCTGATACATATACCGATATCTATGATGATATCTATTTAAAAAGATATACAACAGCACTCATTAAAAAACAATGGGGACAAAATCTTTCAAAATTTTCAGGCACAGCGATGTTAGGAGGAGTAACATTAAACGGACCTGAATTATTTTCTACAGCAATTCAAGAGCAAAGACAATTAGAAGATGAAATACGAAGCAATTATGAAGAGCCTCCTCATATGCAACAAGGATAAATAAATGCCAACGAATGTCTATTTTGACACAGGCACAACATCTGAGCAGAGACTATACGAAGATTTAATTATAGAACAGCTTAAGATATACGGCCAAGATGTCTATTACTTACCAAGAAAGATAGTAAACAAAGATAATATCTTTGGTGAAGATCCTGCAAGCCAATTTGATGATTCATATATTATTGAAATGTATGTGGACAATACAGACGGATACATGGGTGAACAAGAGATTATTAAAAAGTTTGGTTTAGAATTACGAGATGATATTGTATTTACTTTATCTAAATTGAGATGGGAAATGTTAATTAAAAACAATAGTGATTTAGTTGCCGAAAGACCACAAGAAGGCGACCTAGTTTACTTCCCAACCACAAACGCATTTTTTGAAATACAGTTTGTTGAACATGAACAACCATTCTATCAACAAAGTGCTTTACCTACTTACAAGTTATCATGTACTAGATTTGAGTACAGTTCAGAAAGAATTGATACTGGCATTTCTGCAATTGATAGTGTTGAAGATTCATTATCAACTGATACTATGAATTTCCAATTTACTTTAGAAAACGAAGTTGGTTCTTTTGTATTAGAGAGTAGTATTGGCGCAATAGATTATTTAATTAATGAGGACTTTACAATGGCAACACAATCGCCTACTGACCAAGGTCAAGTTTTTGAAACAGAGGCAGGCACTAATACTGCTTCAACAAGTGATGATATATTAGACTTTAGCGAAAGAAACCCATTTGGTGAGGTTGACGAATACTAATGAGAGATAGACATAGACAACTTACAGATTTTCATAAGAGAACTACAACAGAAAAAAAAACTATGATGTTAAGTAAAACTTTAAAAAGAGAAGTAAACATAGGAGCTAACGGCACACAGAAATATGTTATTAAAGAAGGACTTAACAAAGGTAAAATAGTATAATGTTTGGCGAGCACTTTTATCACAAAAAAATTCGTAATACTGTTATTGCGTTTGGTACAATATTTAATAACGTAAATATTAAACGATTGGATTCTAGCGGGAATCCTTTACAAAATATTAAAGTACCTTTATCATATTCACCAAAAGAAAAGTTCTTAGCTAGACTAGACGCACAGCAAGACTTAACTGGAGACGACTCAAAAGTGGCAATCACTCTACCTCGAATGTCATTTGAAGTTACTGGATATAGTTATGATGGCGGTCGTAAGTTAAATAAAAATCAAAAGATAACAAAGGTAACAACAAATGCTGATACTACAAAAATGAATAGTCAGTATATGCCTGTTCCTTATGATGTTAATTTTTCTTTAAGTGTTTATGTTGCTAATTCAGATGATGGACTACAAATTATAGAGCAAATACTTCCATACTTTCAACCTGATTATACTGTTACTATGATTGAAGATAGAACAATGGATACAAAAAGAGATATTCCATTTATACTAAACAATGTAGATTATGAAGATAGTTACACAGGTTCGTTGACAAGTGCAAGAAGAATAATTTATACATTAACATTTACAGCAAAGATTTATTTGTATGGACCAATTAGTACAAATGCCGTAATTAAAACTGTTTCAGCTGATTTATATTCTGATACAGGAAGTAACGCACCAAGAGTAGAAAGAGTTACAGTTACACCAAACCCAACATCAGCTGATAAAGATGATACATATACATATACGACAACACTAGAGTTTTTCACAGATACTTTAGATTATGACGAAGCGACTGGCGAAGATAAGACATCAAGTCCTACTAAGCCATCATAAGAGGATTTAACATGAGTAAAATTGACGATAAACTAAATGAAGTATTAGGTATTGCTGAAGATATAACTTTTGAAAATGAGATTGTAGTTAAAAAACCAAATACTGAAATAACTATACCAGAAGATAAAGATCCAGATATTGATTTTGAGACTGGTAGAAAAAATCTTTATAATTTACTTGATAAAGGTAATGAAGCAATTGACGGTATTCTCAATCTTGCTAAAGAAGGAGAACATCCTCGTGCTTATGAAGTTGCAGGGCAACTAATCAAAACGGTAAGTGAGGTATCACAAAATCTTTTAGACTTACAAGAAAAGTTAAAAAAGATTAAAGATGTACCAAATACAGGACCAAAAAATGTTACTAATGCATTGTTTGTTGGTTCAACAACTGAATTACAAAAGATGTTAAAGGAAAAGAAATGATATTTTTTAGACAAAAGCTTCATGAAGTAATAACTCTTCCACCACCTCCTGTTGAAGATTTAACAGAAGCATATGAAGTAGAAGAAATAACTAGAATGAGAACACCTGAGCAAGTGCAATCTATCAGAGACCATGACCAAGAACCTTATTATGCGATAAGAAAAGTTTGTGAAGAAAACAATTTAGAATTTCATGATGGTGAATTTACACAAATTATAAAAGAGTCTGTGCCAATTATTACACACTTTAAAGATTTTTTTAATCGTGATAGACCTGCTGAAGTTCTTCCTCGTTTAAATACTTTACCAAGTAAAACAAATAAAACTAGGTCATATCCTAGTGGTCATGCAGCTCAATCAGTTATAATCGCAAGATATGTTGCTGGTAAAGTACCAAAGTTAGAAAAAGAATTAATGAAAGCAGCTTACGAATGTGGATATGGTAGAGTATTAGCAGGGTTTCATTATCGTTCAGATTACGAATGTGGTAATCTATTAGGCGAAAAGATGTATGTATTAATGAATAAAATGGATTATGGACAAGAAGTGAAAGAAGAAAAGGTATCTTTCAAAGACTTCTTAAAAAATTAAATGGCAACAACGGATCAATATTTAGGTAATCCTAATTTAAAGAAAGCACACACACCTTCTCGTTTTACAAAAAAACAAATACAAGAAGTCTTAAAGTGTTTAGAGAGTCCTAAATATTTTATAGAAAATTATTTAAAAATTGTCACCATTGATAAAGGTTTAGTACCTTTTGAAATGTATGACTTTCAGCGGGAGATGGTAGACACTTTTCACGAAAATAGGTTTACAATTTGTAAACTACCTAGACAAAGTGGAAAGTCAACTATCATAGTCTCTTACCTCTTACATTATGTATTGTTTAATGACAATGTGAATGTTGCAATATTGGCCAATAAATCATCTACAGCAAGAGATTTATTAGGTCGTTTGCAATTGGCTTACGAACATCTACCCAAATGGATGCAACAAGGCGTTCTCAACTGGAACAAAGGTTCACTCGAATTAGAAAACGGAAGTAGAATTGTAGCGGCAAGTACTTCTTCTAGTGCTGTTCGTGGTAGTACCTTTAATGTTATATTTCTAGATGAGTTCGCTTACGTGCCAAATAATATTGCTGAAGAATTTTTCAGTTCAGTTTATCCTACAATCTCATCTGGTAAATCATCAAAGGTAATGATTGTATCTACACCTCATGGAATGAATATGTTTTATAAAATGTGGGTAGACGCAACAAACAAGAACAATAATTTTGTTCCTGTAGAAGTACATTGGTCGCAAGTACCTGGTCGTGATGAGAAATGGAAAGAAGAAACAATTAAAAATACAAGTGAGGCTCAGTTTCAGACAGAGTTTGAATGTGAGTTCTTAGGTAGTGTTGATACACTTATCAATGCAAATAAAATCAAAACAATGCCAGTAGTAGAACCTAAACGAAGTGGCGGTTTAGATGTTTATGAAATGCCTAAAAAAGGTCATATCTATACAATGACAGTTGATGTATCAAGAGGATTATCAAATGATTATTCTGCATTTACTGTTATAGATTGTACATCAGCACCTTACAAACTGGTTGCAAAGTATAGAGACAATGAAATTAAACCACTTGTTTTTCCGAGTATCATAGAAAAGATTGCTAATCATTATAATAAATCTTACATCTTAATAGAGATAAATGATTTAGGACAACAAGTAGCAGATAACTTACAATTTGAGTTAGAGTATGATAATATGATGATGGTTACACAAAGAGGTCGTTCTGGTCAAGTATTAGGCGGAGGTTTTAGTGGTCGTGGTAATCAACTAGGCCTAAGAATGACTAAAGGCACGAAAAAAATTGGAACTTCTAACCTCAAAAGTTTAATTGAGGGAGATAAACTAATTATTCAAGACTTTGATGTTATTGCAGAATTGTCAACTTTTATTGCAAAAGGAAAATCTTTTGAGGCTGAGTCAGGTGCTACTGATGATTTAGTTATGTGTCTCGTTATATTTTCGTGGTTGGCAAATCAACGATATTTTAAAGAATTAACTAATGTAGATGTGAGAGGTCAAATGTTTACTGAACAACAGAATGCTATTGAGGCAGATATGGCACCTTTTGGTTTCATAGACGATGGATTAAACGATCCAGAGGGTCAAGACGGTTATTTTGTTGACGCAGGAGAAGTTTGGAGACCTGTATCATATCGCAAAGGGGAATAGTGTAATTTTGGTATACTATAAATATACACAAAGGGTTATAACTAATAAACTTAATATTAAGGAGAACTAAAATATGGCTTTTCAAGTATCACCAGGTGTTCTCGTTACTGAAAAGGATCTTACTAATGTCATTCCTGCTGTCTCAACATCAGCGGGTGGTATAGTAATTAATGCAGAAAAAGGACCAGTAGATGAAATTACTACAATTTCGTCTGAAGCAGAATTGGTTGATATATTTGGGAAACCAAATTCAACTAACTTTGAAGAATGGTTTACAGCTGCAAACTTTTTGGGATACGGAAATAATCTGAAGGTAGTAAGACCAATTACAGGTATGTTAAATGCTGTGTCAACTGGTAGTGCTGTCTTAATTAAAAATACAAATGAATACCTAGACACTTATTATTCTGAAACTGGTGCTGGTCAAGTTACTAACATAGGAACTTGGGCTGCAAGAGAGCCAGGAACATTAGGAAACAGTATCAAAGTTTCTTTATGTCCTAACTCAACTGCTTTTGGACCACACTCACAAAGTGGTACTCTAACAAATGACGCTTCTGCTGCTATCGGAGACACAACTGTAACGGTTGATGACGGATCTCTATTTCAAGTAGGCGACATACTAGAGTTTGGAGACGCAACTAGTGTGCCTTCAGCTGATGGTGCACCTTCAGGATTTTATTACAAGGTAACTGCAATCAATACTCATGTCCTAACAATCGCAAGATTCAATAGTGCTACTGGTAAAACAGAAACAGGCGGATTAAGACACGCTCTTGTTGATGATTGTAAACTGCTAAGACATTGGGAATATTATTTCAACTTTTCTGGACCACCAACAACAACTGATGATGTATCAGCTGCAGGCGGTTCAAATGATGAAATGCACATCGCCGTTATTGACGAAGATGGCTCAATCACAGGAACTGCAGGAGAAATCTTAGAAACTTTTGAAGGAGTTTCACAGGCACATGATGCTAAAGATGCTTCAGGTAATTCAAACTATTACGCAGACGTAATCTATAACAATAGTAAATATATCTATTGGATAGATCACATCGCTACTTTATCAGACGGTCTTGGTAAAACAGGACAAACTTTTGATAATACAGTCGGTGACGCTTTCGTAGTATCGAACACTTCACTTAGTGGTGGAACAGATGACTTTGCTGCTACTAATGCTGAGATTGCAACTGCATACGAAAAATTTAATGACACAGAAAACGTAGATATATCTTTACTACTTTGTGGTCCTTCACAGACAAGTGCTGACGCTACTGGCGATACAAAAGCAACTGCTGTTATGGATATTGCAAATGATAGAAAAGATTGTGTGGCATTTATTTCACCTGCAAGAGCAGATGTTGTAAATGTTGCAAATGCTACTACACAAACACAAAACGTTATAGCATTTGCTGATGGTTTACCATCAACTAGTTATTCTGTTATTGATAGTGGTTATAAACAAATGTACGACAAGTACAGCGATGTATATAGATTTGTTCCGTTAAACGGTGATATCGCAGGACTATGTGCAAGAACAGACAATATTGCTGATCCGTTCTTCTCACCTGCAGGATATAATCGTGGACAAATTAGAGGCGCTGTAAAACTTGCTTTCAATCCAAATCAATCACAAAGAGATGAATTGTATAAAGCAAGGGTAAATCCTGTTGTTACTTTCCCTGGACAAGGCACAATCTTGTTTGGAGATAAAACAGCACAATCAAAACCAAGTGCCTTTGATAGAATCAATGTACGAAGATTGTTTATCGTTTTAGAGAAAGCAATTTCTACAGCTGCTAAATTCCAACTTTTTGAGTTCAATGATGAATTTACAAGAGCACAATTTAGAAATCTAGTAGAACCTTTCCTTAGAGATATACAGGGTCGTAGAGGTATCACAGACTTTTCAGTAGTATGTGATGATTCAAATAACACAGGTGATGTTATTGATAGAAGCGAATTTAGGGCTGACATTTTTGTTAAACCTGCTCGTTCTATTAACTTCATCCAACTCAACTTTATTGCTACTCGTACAGGTGTTGCGTTTAGTGAAGTTGTAGGCGCATAGTAGGAGGGAAATAAAATGCCAAATATTAATGATTTTAAATCTCGACTAGCAGGCGGCGGTGCTCGTGCCAATCAGTTTAAGGTAACAATGCCTTTTCCTGGTTACGCAGCAGTTGGTGGAGAAACAGCAGACTTAGCTTTCTTATGTACTTCAACATCTATACCGGGACAAAATATTGCTAATATTTCTGTTCCATTTAGAGGTCGTGTATTACAGATTGCAGGTGATAGAACGTTTAATCCGTTCTCTATTACCGTGTTAAACGATACTGATTTTAAAATATACAGAGCAATGGAAAGATGGATGAATGGTATAAACAACATGACAGATAACGAAGGGTTAACAAATCCTGTTGATTATCAAGTTGATGTGTTTATTGATCATTTAGACAGAAATGGTGCTACTCTTAAATCTTATACTTTAAGAGGTGCATTTCCTACAGCACTAGATGATATCGCATTGTCTTACGACTCAAACAATGCTATTGAAACTTTTGGTGTATCTTTCTTGTATCAATACTTTGAAACAGATACTACTACATAATAATAAACAAGTTATAAGGAAAATATAATATGGTACAATTACTTGGGTTCCAAATAACAAGAGCGAATGATGATAGGGAGAAACCGGCGGAGGCCAAACAGGCCTTCACGGTTCCTACTCCCGATGACGGTACAACTACTATATCTGCTGGCGGTTACTTTGGCCAATACTTGGATATGGAAGTTACTGCCAAGAATGACGTAGATTTAATTAAGAGATATAGAGAGATTGCACAACACCCAGAGTGCGATATGGCGATTGAGGATATCATCAATGAGGTTATTGTTTCGGATGAAAGAGATACTTCGGTATCATTGTCGCTAGACAAACTAGCAATTTCAGATAATATTAAAGCAAAAATTCGTGATGAGTTTGACGAAGTTTTAAAGTTATTAAACTTTGACGAAAAAGGTCACGATATATTCAAACGATTTTACATAGATGGTCGTATATACTTTCACAAAGTTATAGACCCTAACAGTCCAAGAAAAGGACTTACAGAATTACGATACATTGATCCACGAAAAATTAAAAAGGTTCGTGAAGTCAAAAAGAAAAGAGATACTAAAGGTGCAAAAGGAATAGAAATTATAGAAACAACAAACGAGTGGTTTGTCTATAATGAAAAAGGAATGTCAGCTGCAACTTCAAATGCTGGTCTGAAAATTTCTGTTGATTCTATTTGTTATGTAACATCTGGTATTATTGATCAAACTAGAAATATGGTTTTAGGACACTTGCATAAAGCAATTAAACCCACTAACCAACTAAGAATGATTGAGGATGCTGTTGTTATTTACAGAATAGTAAGAGCACCTGAAAGAAGAATATTCTATGTTGATGTAGGTAATCTACCAAAAGTAAAAGCAGAATCTTATTTAAGAGATGTTATGGCAAGATATAGAAATAAACTTGTCTATGATGCTTCTACTGGTGAGATTAGAGATGACAGAAAACATATGTCTATGCTTGAAGATTTTTGGTTACCTCGTAGAGAAGGTGCAAAAGGTACCGAAGTTTCTACACTATCAGGTGGACAAAATCTTGGTGAAATATCAGACGTAGAGTATTTTCAAAAGAAATTATATCAAGCGTTAAACGTACCTATTTCAAGATTAGATTCTTCAAATGGATTTAATCTAGGTCGTGCTGCAGAAATTAGTAGAGATGAATTAAAGTTTACTAAATTTGTTGCTAGATTAAGAAAAAGATTTACACAAATGTTTAACGACATTCTTAAAACACAATTAGTTTTAAAAGGTGTAATGACAATCGAAGATTGGACTAACATAAAAGAACATATACAATATTCTTTCTTGAAAGATGGTTACTTTGCAGAATTAAAAAATGCAGAAATAATGAGAGAGAGAATAGGTCTTGCTGATCAAGTAGGACCATATGTTGGTAAATACTATTCAGTTGAGTTTATTCGTAAGAATATTCTAAGACAATCTGATGAAGATATTGCTGAGATAGATAGACAGATTGCAAATGAAATTAAAACTGGGATTATTGCTGCACCTCAGGGTGAAAATATGGAAACAGAAGGTGAGGATCCCAATATAAATATAGGAGATGATAATGATTGAAGATGAAAATATAAAGGACGATAATGTTGAGGCAGTTGAAACTGAAACACCTGAAGTTAATCATGTAAATAATATGGTTGATTCATTAGTTGATGGTAATAATATTGCTGCTCAAGATTCTTTTAAAAGTGCTCTAACTGATAAGATTGGTCAGGCATTAGATGATAAGAGAAAAACCGTTGCGAATGATTGGTTAAATTCTGCTATTGAACAAGAGGAAATAGCAGATAATTCTTCATTAGATGGTGAGCCGCCTGCTGAGCAAGAAGGTGAACAAGAGGTAGAACAAGAAAATGAACCTGTCGTTTCACAAGCTTAGTAAAGAAGTAAACGAGCGCAGGTATCGTGGACCTGAAGGAACGATAGAATATAAAAAACTATCGCTCAAAATGAGAAACGCTATTCGTGATGTTTATTCTATAATAAACAAAACGCCTGATCCGATTGTAGGAAAAATTGATGGTATCATCAAACAGGTTTCTAAAAAACACAACGTTAGTGTTGATAGTATTGAAGATTATTTTGATAACGAAAGCATAAAGTAAAGGAAATAAAAAATGGCAATTGCAACAAGAACGCTTAGAGATACGGTAGTAGAAGCTTCTGGTGGTGCGTCAGGTGGTAAAGTTACTGTTCTAGTAAACATGGACGATAACACTACTGCTAACTCAAATATATTAGACGCAAGTGGTTTATCAGGACATGCTAATGGGGCAAAATTAGATATCACTAGAATATGGTGGTCTTTAGTACAAGGTACTGCTGATGACAATACAGGTCATGTACAGATACAATTTAAAGGTGCTTCAACAGATACTATCGCAATTCAACTTGCTGGTACAGGTCACTATGATGGTACTG